TTGCGGCATATCCACCGATCTTCAATGAGCCATCATTGGTGTCAACTGCGCGAACCTCGGCAGTCATGGTGATTCTCTCTGCGCTTTCCATTGCTTTTCTTTGCTCGATCATCTCTGTCTCCTCTGAGCGTGGAGCTGGAAGTGCTGTGATAACTGTGAGGATGTCTGGCCTGTGAACCACTGTGACATCCGTTGGAATCCATCCATTGCCTTGCTCTTTGTAGATTCGGATGATGAATGCTGGTTGATCTGGGGTAGTCTCTAAGACATAACCTTCAGAAGATTTGGCTTGACCTTTGGTGGCGACCTTTTCAACTTTGCCTTTGGCGCGACCGTTGGAAGTGTTCCACGATACGAAAGAACCCTCGCCAATTCGAGCAGCGGAAGCGCGATTCTCGAATGGTGCTTGAATCGTGTCATCTTCGAATTCTTTCGCCATTCTGCCATAGTAAGCAGAGACTTTGTCCTTGATTGCTGCTTGGTCTGCATCTGGAATCTTTACTCCACCGCGAGCGCCATTGAGAACTCCTGCGACTGCGAAGATTCCTTTGGGAATTGCTTTGAGTTCGCCATCAATCACATCGGCAAATCCGAGTTTGTAAGACCCGAGAAGCTCTTTGTTGGCTTCGTCAACATAGAAGAAGGCTTCTCCATACTTTGCCCAATCCATCGAATCTTTGCCACCTGCGAACTCTTGAACTCGCTTATCTGCTGCGCTTGCGCTCCAAGTGGTATCGCGTGGAGCGAGAGGAAGATCAGAAGCGCCAGAAGCGGATCGAGAGTATGACATCATCATTGGCATATATTCGCCCTCTTCTTCTTCATCATCTTCATCAATGCCTTGGGCATCGACTGGATCTGGAGAAGGCTGAGTGACTTCCATTCCGAGAGAGGCAGTCAACTGCCATTTCCAGAATTGGTGCTGATCGATTCGACCTGCTAGGAAGTTTGCAACGCCTTGCTGATTGTAATTTGTAGCGCAATCGAAAGCATCTGAAAGAGCATCAAGAATCATGTCATTGGCAGTCAGCAAATCCACCGCCAACGCAATTGGATCTTGCAATGTTATTGGAGCATCCTCAATGATTCGAAGCGACAAGAATGCCGGAAGTGTGAATGGTGCGAGCGATCCGAGCTTGCGAAGATTCTCAGCGATTGGATCAATTGACTCATAGACATCTTCATAAATTTTCAAGAAGAGTTTGTGATACTCGCTAAAGTCTGAACCCTTCACATTCCAGTGAGCGCCATGCGCCCGGAAGTAGAAGCTGACCACATCTGCGAGAAGTTCAGCCAGTTCCTCATTCAGATCCGGAACCTGATTCATTTCTGTCATATCATCCTCCTCGGATGCAGTCATGGAGAGAGTTCGTGCGTTCTTGGTAATTTGATTCCTGATTCTTGTTGACCAATCGAAGCCAGCATCGCCGCCCCATGCCGACCATGCCACCCTTCCGGCAGATGGGAATCCATCTTCTCCGGAGTGAAATCCTTTTGCCTTCTTGTCCACTTCGTGGCGCTTGAAGAAGGAATACATTCTCAAAATTGTTTCAGCGCTTACTGGGTGTCCTGCTGCCAAGTCGCTCGCTCTTTTTCTGCCCACTGGCGTAAAGCCAGAACCAGCATGACCATCAGCGATCCAACCAAGAGCCATCTTTGCTTCATCTTGAACCCCTTTGGGAACTCTGTATGTGTCAGCCATTATTCAAGAACTCCCATAACTGGCGCGGATGGATCGGCATCTTCTCCCAGTGCAGGAAGATCACCGCCAGCAACGACAGATCCTTGCAATGCTTGATGGAAGGAATCGCCGCCGTCATAAGGCTCCATGCCTTCAATCTGGCGAACTTCGTTTGGTGTTCGAGCGCCCATCTGAACATTGATCTTGTTGACTTGCGCTCTTGTCAGAGCATCAACGCGGAGCAGGGTTGAAGTATCGAATGCGACATCAACTTCCGGATCAAGGATCTGAGAGATTGCAATCTCAATCCTGCGGATCCAAGGAGCGATGGTGTGAGTGAGGAAGTTCAGAGATGCTTGCTCGACATTCTGATATGTCTGATTATCGCCAGAAGCGCCGATCAAGTGAGATGGAACGCGGAAGATTCTTGCAATGTCTCGAACGATCTGCTCTCGTGATTGAATCATCTGAGAATCGGCAGCCGATGTGGTGATTGGTCTGAATTTCAAGCCATCGGAAAGAACCGCTGGCTTGCGATGGCGTTTGTGAGTTGCTTCCCAAGTTGCTTGAATGACTCGCGCCTGTTCAAGATTGAGCTTCTGATCTGTTTCAAGGATTCCAGATGGAGTTCCTCCCTCGCCATAGAACTGAGCGAGATGGCGATCCATTGCGATTGCTAGGCCGACAAGGTTGCGAGTTTGATTGAGTGGCGAGATTCCAACCAAAGATTGGGGAGGAGTGAACCAGCGCAAGTGCAACATATCTTCCCGGTTCATTTCATTTCCGAGATGTAGATACCTGCGACCCGTCATGTCCCCAGTTGGAAGAACCTGCATCTGATATGGATGCAATGGGACAAGGCCGATCATGTTGCCAAGTCTGTCCCGATCAATTTTGACATAGGCATTGCCATGCAAAGCCATTGAAGCCATCATCTGATGAATGAGTTCGTAAGTGTTGGATTCAGGATCCGGCATCGCTAGGACATCCGGAAGAGGTCGCATGACTCTTTTGCCAGTTTTGTCTATCGAATAAGATCGAAGTGGCATTGATGCAACTGAATCAGCAAGGAGAGCGACCGCGCCAAGAACGACCGAGACACCAAGAGCAGTCCACTCATCAATGCGCTCGCCAGCTGCGCTGGTCATTGATGTCTGACCGTAAAGCTGACTCAGTGGTGAAACATAGTTATTGAACTGCGGATATCGACCGACTGTGAAACCTCTGGTGAAGATGCTCATTAGATCACTCCTTCATCAGTTGCTCGGGTTGCCAGATAGCTTCCAGCCAAGATCAATGCTCCACCTGCTATCAATGCAGCGCCCAATCCAAAGCAAAGATCGATTCCGGCTGCGATCATGATCGCGCCGAGAATCTCAATCGTTGTCGTGATTATCAAAAACACTAGGAACCTCCGCGTTGCCTATTGACCAAGGATCAAAGATTTGTGGAATGTTTCCACCTTGTGAATGCCACCAAGCAGCTCGCTCTAGTGCCATGACTGAGGAGACCGCCAAGTCAATTCTTCGCTTCGAACCTTTGGCTTCTTTTGCAAGTCTTGATCCTCGGTTGTCGGTTCGCAATTGCGCGTTGCCAATATGCCTTGCCAATTGAGCATCACCATTGTGAGTGATGTTCTTATTTACGCAAGCCTCAAAGAATCGCGTTGTTGCTGGAGTCATTCGTGAAGCTGTCTGTGGGAATGTGACCACCGGAAGATTCTCTTCTTCCAAGACTTGAAAAGTTCTCGCCCACCGATAAGGATCGCAAGCAATCTCCAAAACCTGCCAACGAATGGCGGCGTTGCGAATTGCATCCTCAACTTCAAGGATGGGAACTTGCCAGCTGGCATCGGCTTCATCTGGCTTCTCCCAGACTGCAACCGGAAAGATGTGTGGAATCTCTTCGACTGTCACTGCGACAATCGCTGTGCAGTCACCGTTGAAGCTGCCATCGAAGCCAAGAACGATGTCAACGCCATCTTCGATCTCGCGTTCATCTGCTAAGCCATCCCAGATCCCATGTGGGAGCCAAGTGTCTGAGGTTGATGTCCAGATGTTGAGTCGCTTTGTTTTGAATTCGGATTCTGGAGTTCTAAGGATTGCGGAGGCAAAGTCATCAGCTGCCACAATGTCAGCAAATCCCGGATTGGCATCGCGCCAACAATCTTCCGAGCGATAGTCAAGGTCAGAATTTGCTTCCCACCATGCAAGGAAGAAGGTTGGATCATCAACCTCGCCCAGTGCAACTCTCTTTCCGTATTCGTAGAGAGAGAAGCAGACTGAATCCTTGCCACTGGAATCAGATTTGACTCCAGCAGTGGTGATAGCGATCAGCATTGGTTCGATTCTTGCGCCCATCGCCAAGCTCATCACATCGAAAAGCTCCCGATTTGGTTGAGCGTGAAGCTCATCGAAGCAGACCAGCGTTGGGTTCAATCCTTCTTTGGAGAAGGCATCGGCTGAGAGAGCGCGATAAACCGATCCGGTCTTTGGATTGTGGATGGTGTCTTTATAGACAGTGAGCATCTCAGCAAGCTCAGGATGGAGCCTAACCATCTCTTTGGCAGTGTTGAAGACAATCTTTGCTTGCTCTTTCTCAGCAGCGCATGAGTAGATTTCGCCACCATTTGCGCCAAGCACTAGGGATTCAAGTGCTACGGCTGAGAGCCATGCGGATTTGCCGTTCTTGCGTGGCAGTCCGATCAGTCCGACTCGATGACGGAAAG